GGAAAGGTTTAAACTAAATCCTGAACCTGCTAGATGGTTTTCAGCTCACTTTTGTTTTACCTTAGGACAACATTGTATAGAAGTACCACATGACCCAGAATACTATTTTCATGGTGAAGAAATAACACTTGCTGTTAGATCTTTTACTCATGGTTATGATTTATTTCATCCTAATAAAGTAGTTGCATATCATGAATACACTCGTAAAGGTAGAACAAAACAATGGGATGACGACAATACCTGGAATGATAAAAATTTATTTTGTCATAAAAAAGTAAGATCATTACTAGGTGTAGATGGAGAAAATGAAATAAAAGAAGAAAAATACGGTTTAGGTACTGAAAGAACATTACTAGATTATGAAATATATGCTGGTATTAGATTTCAAAATAGAAGCATTACTAAACAGTGTAAAGATAATTACCCACCTCCAGGAGAAAAAGACAGTTTATTTTATCAAGAATTTAAACATGCCATTGCTGTAAATCATAATGATTTTCGTAAAAACGATTATACTTTTTGTGCTATAATTTTCGAAGATGAAAAAGGTGGTCCATTACATAGAGAAGATTACCCTGGTCATTTATTTAACAGTAAGTTAGAAAGTGCAAGAAAAGGAGAACAGTTTGTAATATGGAAAACCTATCAAGGCCCCAAACCTGATAAAATTATATTATGGGCAGGTAACGAAAAAGGTTGGCAAGAAAAATCAATACAAATTTTATAATGTACGAAATACAAAACTACCATAACAATACTTCTGCTTACTTTCATACTTATGACAACTGCTATATAAGTAATTTTTTAAAGCAAGGTGAAATATATGAAAAGGATATGCATGATGTATTTGAAAAATACGTAAAAAAAGACTTTGTTGTACTAGAAGGAGGGTGTCATATAGGTACCCATAGTATTAAGCTGGGTAAATTATGTAAAAAACTATATTGTTTTGAACCTTTACCTACTTCTTATGATCTACTTATTAGAAATATACAAGAAAATAACTTAACTAATGTTAAAACATTTAAAAATGCTTTGTCTGATAATGCTACAAAAGTATTTTTTAACTGGGTATTACCTTTTAACCCAGGAGCTAGTGGATTACATGATAATCCTATGGGAAATATTAACAGTACCCCTACAGATATACAGGTAGAAACACTTACTATTGATAGTTTAAACTTAAGTGAATTAGATTTTATTAAACTTGATGTTGAAGGGTATGAATTAAAAGCCTTAAAAGGTGGTATTGAAACTATAAAAAAATTTAAACCAATAATTACTTTAGAGTGCTGGGAAAACCATCAAGGATATTCTTCTTTAACACATACACAAACTATATTTAAAGAAATTATAGATTTAGGTTATAGTGTCTCATCTATAACTTATAATGATTACTTATTCTTACCTTTATGATACCTAAAAAAATATTTCAAACTTGGGAGACAGATAAACCTCCGTTTAAAATGTCTCAAGCAATGGAAAGTTGGAAACAAAAAAATCCTAACTGGGAGTATAAACTTTTTACTGCACAAGAAAGAATAAAGTTTATAAAAAAACACTTTGGCAAAGAAGTACTTGATGCATACTATACATTAGTACCAGGAGCATTTAAAGCAGACCTTTGGAGATACTGTGTTTTGTATGTACATGGTGGAGTATATGTAGACTCTGATATGATTTGTGAGACACCTTTAGATACTTGGATTATAGGTAATTTAGTAGTTGTAAGAGATGACCCTATGGCATTTAAATGGTTAGCTAATGGTTTTATAGCAGCTAAACCTAATCACAAAGCTTTTAAAATAGCTATAGACCAAATAGTATTAAACTGTAAAAATAAAAACGAAATGTTTTATTTGGATTATACAGGGCCAGCTCTTTGGGGTAAAAGTGTAAACAAGTATTTAAATAATAATGAAGAACAAGACTACGAATTAGGACCTCTACAAAATGATATACTAGTAATCCAACATGACTACGCAATAGGTAAATTTGTTAAAGATAATTTACCAGTCTTACTTACCGAGTATAAAGAATATAGAGAGGAAATGAAACAAATTGGTAATCCTCCTTTTTTTGACTACGTACAAAGTGGACAAATATATAACGAAATACCTAGAACAATTATTTGGACAACATACGATTGTTTAGATCATAACCAGTATATGATTGATTCATTTAGTACAAATCAAGACTATGAGTTTAAATATTTTAGTCAAAAACAGGTAGATGAATGGTTTGCAAATAGTATTTACGATAAACAATATAAAGTACTTACACAAAGAGGAGAAAAAACTGATTTTTTTAGGTACTGTTACTTATATGAAAATGGCGGTATATATGTAGATGCAGATACTTACTGCAACCAACCTTTAGATAGTTGGATTAAAGGTCAAGATCTTATAGTTGGTTTAGAAGCAAACATTAATAAAAAAGACGACTTTGGCTTTAAAGATATTGGGCAATTGTGTAATAATAACTATGTGTCGGTTTGTAACTGGGCTTTTGCAGTAAAAAAAGAACACCCTGTAATTTCAGACTTAATTAATGACATTATAAACAATCCAAAAGAAGGAGTATTACAAAATACCGGACCTGGAAGATTTACACATCACATGATATCTTATTTTGGTAAAAATAACGATTTTACACAAGATGTTAAAAAGGATAAATCTATTTTACTATCTATAAACCGTTTTGGTAGTAACCAATCTCATTCTAACAGCATTAAACAATCAAATCCATTTAACACTTCCAATAAAGATATTTTGATAACTCATATGTTTGATGGCACTTGGAGAGGTAACCAAACAAGAAAAGATATTATTCTTTTACCTAAAGAAACTCACCCGTCGGTTAGCCATAACTTAACTCTTTATAAAACACAAGATGGATATAAAGGTATATCTAGATTTGATATAAATCAAGAACGTACCAGGTTTATGGAAAAAATAGGTGAAGTTAAAACTGTTAAAGAATATACATTTACTGAAGATATATCGATTATAGACAGTGAAGTTTTACCTATAACAGGTTATTCTAAAATAGCTAAATTTGAAGACTATAGACATTTTAAGTATAAGGGTAAAGATTACTACTGTACTGCTTATATAGACAATGAATTTAACACCAACATGTGTGTATTAGATGAATTTTATAATTATTTAGGTGACATAATAATAGATTCGTATAATAAAATGTCTTTCGGTGTAGGTCCAGAAGTATACTTTGAAAAAAACTGGTTGTTTTTTGAAAAAGATAAAGATTTGTATTTTATTTACAGCACTACACCTAATTTAGTAATATATAAATGTACTGATTTTGATAACTTAATTTTTGAAAAACACCTTACTCAAGATACAACCAAGTTTAATAATTTACCACAACAAGAACTTTACTTTTCCAAGGTAACAACCGGAGGCAGTACCAATCCTATTGTGATAGATGGTAAATACGTGTATCTAATACATACTAAAATATATACTGAACGTAGTTATAACCACTGGGTAGTTACGTTAGATAAACATCTTAATTTACTTTCAATAAGTGAGTTACCTTTTATAGGTAAACGTATAGGTTATAGTTTGTTTTTTATAACAACTATGTTAGATAAAGGAGATAATGTTATTATTACCGGAGGTGTTGAAGATAATCAAAACTTTATTTGGGAAATACCAAAAAATAAATTGAAAAAGTTGATATATAACGAATAAGTTCTTATATTATAAATGCTTGATAGTTGGAAAGGTGGTTAACAAAGTTATGGAGCTCATCCCGAAAAAAACGTTGACTGCCTTTTCCTTTACTTAATTCTCTGGTAAATTTTTATAACGGTATATATAATTGCCAACAATAGTGCAATGGTTTGAAGCACTTCATTTATTTGCATAGTAGATACTAATATTGCTGATAAATTTACAGCGTGTACCTTTAATATATCTAGGTCCATCATTATTTTATTGCTTTTGCTTGAACAAATCTATCTCCGAAGAACCCTTCAATACTAAATCCTTTTATTTCACCATTTTTTACTTTTTGCCAAACTTTTTGGTCTTTAATTTTATATTGACCCATCCAAGTACCAACTGGTAGGTTAAATCCATATACCTGTTGTTTGTCTTTTTCAACATCTTCTACTATCCAGGTACTAACCATATAACCATCTACTGGTTCATCTGGGTTATGTTCTAAATTTAATTGATCAATATATTTTTCTCTCATCATTTTTTGTGCAATCTGTTCTATTGTTTCTTTAGAAAAGTACACATAATAAGGTTCACCTTCTTCGTCAACTCTTATAATAAGTTTGTTAGGAATCATTAAAGGTCCAACTACCATTTGTTGATCTTCATGAATACTAAAAGAAAACTTTTGTTCTCCTTGTTCTTCTCTTATTTCATCTAATTTATTTTGAGCCCATTGTATTCCTGCTCTACCACCCCAAGCATCTACCATTAAGCCACCGCACCCTTCTGAGTAAGGTATATCCTCATGCTGTAAATGTCTAGCAAATGAAGCCATTCTAGCAATAGTTTCTTCTGATATTGATTCTCTGTTAGCAAGCTGATTAGCTCTGGCCCATCCAACCCTTGTACCACATCCTTGATCAGGGTGTTCGTCTCTCCATTCAAGAGCTCTTTTGGCAGCATTTGTTGCAGATTGAGGATAATCATTATAAGATTCAAATTCATATGATCCAGAAGTTTCATTATTATAAGGAGGTAATGCAGATACATCTACATCGAAAGTATCGTAACAAATAGCAGCAGCTTGATCTTCATCATATCCTTCTGAAATAAGTTGAGGAATACATCTGCCTAAGTAATCATCTCTACTTTCTCCAGGTAGTCTTTCTACCATTTGTTCTTTTATTGCAAATTTTATAAGATTATACAAAATTGAATCTTCTATATCATCTTGTTTAAATGCAAAAAAGTTAGACTCAATTGCAGGTTGATTTACTAATGCTACTGCATCAACTCCTGTTATTTCATCTAATTCGTTAATTAATAATTCAAATACTTTCATAGTATATATGTATATATTATCCTAATGTTCTTCTTGCGTTAAGCTTAGCATCTGCTTCTTGTGCTGTTGTTGCATCTCCTGATAATACATAAGCTCTAACAGTAGGGGTTGCTTCTAATTGTGGTTCTGGTGCTTGTTGTGGTTGTAAATTTAATGTTGGAGCTGCTGCACCTCTTGGTGTTGGTATGTTTACCGATGGAGATCCACCTCCTACACCTTTTGTTGCTGATTTTGCTCCTTTAACAGCTGATACTACTGCTGCAATTATACCTGCTGCCTGTGCTGCATATGCTATAAGTAAAGGAATATTCTGTGGAAATCCTATCGCTGCTGTTTTAGCTGCTCCGGTAGCTGTAGCTACTGTTGCTTCTGATGCTTTTAACGTAGAGAAAGTGAGAGTACTCTTAGCTTCAGCAATTAACTCTTTTGCCAATAAGATTTGTTTGGCAATTAATGCTGCTCTACCTACTTTTGACTCAGCTCCAGCAATTGCAATAACATTATCTAACGACATTTGTCTTGCAGCATCTAATTTTTGCTGGTTTATAATGCTTTGTTGTATGTATGCCTCTCTATTGGCTAATTCCTGTTGATTTACTATATCAACTTCTTGAGCTACTATCTTTTGAGTTTCAATTTCAAATGTTCCAGCTTTCTGTATAGCATTTACTGTAGTTACTTTTTCTCTAACTACATTACCTGCCATTTCATCCCTTATTCTCTTTTGTTCTGCTGCATTTAAAGCTAATAACTCAGTCTCTTTTCTAAATATTTCTTCTTTTTCAGCTCCTGCAGCTCTTAAATTAACTAATTCTTCTTCTAGAAGACGTTTTCTTAAGTCGTATAGTTCTTTTGCTGATTCTCCTGCAGCTTGTGCTACTGCAAGCTCTCTTTCTAACTGAGATATAGCTTCACTTGAAGTTTCTACTATTGCCATTTGAGCTCTTTCAGCTTCATCTGGTAAAATACCTAAAAACTCTAAGACTGGTCTAGCTGCATCAAATAAAGTATCAAAAGCACCTTTAACTGCATCTATTGCTTTACCTACAAATGGTACTTTTTTAGTAAAGTTATCAACTCCTTTAACAATATCATCCCAATAGGCAATAACAGTACCTAAAGCAACAATAAATGCACCAATACCTGTAGCAATTAAAGCTTTACTAGTTGTACTACCAAATAATTTAGCAGCAATACCACTTTTCTTCATTACTTGGGTAAATTGACCGAATCCTTCTGAAACGTCTTTTATACCCATACCAACTGCTATGGCTGATGCTGCTTTTTCTTCAAACTCACCAAATACTTCTGATTCTATACCTAAAGTGCCTAGAGTTCCTACTACTGTTTGTAGAGAACCACCAAAGACTTTAATAGCACCATCAGCTGCCTGAAGTTTATCTTCTAACTGAATACCATTTATGGCATTGTTAGTCTTTTCAATTTCAGCAGTAAGTACTTGAGATTTTTTAGATAGATTTGCAAAAGCTTCACTATTCCTGTCAACCTGTTTTAACTCATCATTAATCTGACCGAGTTCATCTTCAAGTTGTCCAAGCGTTTTGCTTTCGACATCAATATCTATTTTATAGGTTTTAGTGGCCATACTGATAAATAAGATTTTTACTCACTTTCTAAGTGGTCATCTATGTTAAAGTCCATTTTAGGTATATGTAACAAAGGAATACCAGCATCTATTAATTTTGGTCTAAGTATTTCTCTTTGCTCTTCAGTTAATTCTTCCCACTTTGCCATATTATATGTTTATATTATAAGTTACACCGTTTACTAAAGATATTCCTGATAGAGTTAAAGTACCTGTAGATTCAGGCGTATAAGATGTACCGCTTCCATTTTGATCTACATAAGTAGTAGTAGCAGAATAGTTAACAGACCAAGTTCCTGAAGTACCATTATTACCTACTATAGTTCCGCTTATCCCCCCTGATCCAGGATTACCTGTACCGCTAGTATTTATAATTCCAAAAGTACTAAAACCTGTTCCTACATCTGTTCTGAACGATGTTAATGCATAAGATGATGCTGCACCTATACCGTCTATACCATACCCTTTATCAGTATTAGGACCTAAAATACTTGTCCAGTAACAGTTAGTACCTGGTAAAGCAGTTGTTGTAGTAGTAGGACTTGATCCTGCACCGTAACCATAAGGAGAAGGACATAAATATAACGTTCCTCTATCTAAACCTCTAAGTGTATTACCACCAAAGTCTATTTCTCCCATAGTTATTCTCCAACCATTTGTTAAAGTAGGTAAAGTAGTTGTAGTACCTGTTGGTGTAGGTGTTGGAGTAGGAGTAGGTGCTGGAGCTCCTGAAGCATAAACTAATACTTGATTTTGACAATCTGGTGTATCACTTTTTACTATGTATGTATCGTATACTTCACTAGTACAATATCCTGAAGCTAATGAAGCTGAAGTTACATTTTGAGCAATTAGGTTACTAGGATCAGCACTTGTATGGTAAATTTGAAAGTTACCTGCTCCTGCTGATGCTGATGTTAAATATAATGTTACTGATCCTGGCATATTATTATGGGCATGGTCCTGTTAATAGTATAATTTGTCCTAAGTTGTCAATTTGTGCTGCTTTTGCTAACGATGTTGTCTGAGCTTCTAATCTCCACCATAATCCTCCTCCGTTAAGTGGAGTTGATAGTGAACTGTTTGTATAAATAACATCATACGTTTGTAACTGTCCTACGTCTTTACCTTGTGTCCATACTGCATTTAGTGTATTATCTGCACAAGCTACTGCTGATGAATTATGACTATTTGTACTTCTATAAATTTGGTATGCCGCAGCTGTAGGTGTAGGAGTCGGTGTTGGTGTTGGAGGTAGTGGACAAGTTACTACTGATGATACATATCCTACTGAATTAACTCTAATTTCTACTTGTGGGTCATTATTAATACCAGTACCCACTCCATAGTATTGACCTAATCCAGCTCCACCGTTAAATGGTGTTGTTAAAGCAGCATCTGCATATAAAGTTTCTCCTACCTGTATAAATCTACCTTCACTACTAGTGGTATACATTGTTTCTGCTCCTGCTGTATCATTACAAACTACTCCTTGAATTGTTTGACCTGCTGTAGACAACAATCCATATACTGTTGGTGTTGGACTAGGAGTAGGAGTTGGTGTTGGAGTGGCTGTAGGCGTAGGTGTTACTGTTGGTGTAGCAGTAGGTGTTGGAGTTGGTTGGAATGGTGAACAAGTATCACAATATGTAATTGCAGTTATACCAGTTCCATTAACATAAGTTACACTAATATAATTATAAGTTGCAGCAATGATTGGGAATGAATCATTTGCATCATCGAACGTTGATAATCCATAAGTACCACTTGCTACTTCACTTGTACCATTACTATTTTCATATAATCTATCTCCAGTTTGTAAAATATTCACTGTATTTCTAGTACCCCAGAATAAATCTTCTGGATATACTGTACCTGATTGATATCCACCACAGCTACCTGTTGTCTGTAAGTATCCGTAGTATCCGTTACCGTTAGGAGTACCTACACAGTAGCTACCTGAGAACTCACTATCTTTTAAATTAACACCGCTTCCTACATTATAACTAAATCTTCTACCAATACTACCTGTACCGTATCCAATACAAGAAGGATCAGTTAAATCTGTTATTACACCAAATGTTCCATCAGCTACTTCAGTTGATAAAGAGTTATTAGTATAAAGTTTATCACCATCTACCATATATGCAACACTAGTAAAGTCATCAGTATAGATTGAATATTGGAATTCAGCATTACAAGTATCGTAAGAATTATTATCTACTGTTGCTAATTTAAACTCATAATTAACTAAACTACAGCTTTCAAATAAAGTACCGAAACCTTCACTGTTAATGGTAAAGATTGCTCTACTTTCACTTACACCTGCTGAAGCTGATTGATACAAACTATATCTCTTAGTAGCACCATCAAAGAATACTGATGCAAATGAATTTTCGTAGAATACACCGCTACCAGATGTTACTATTTCTGCTAATGGCACTCTAGTATAAATTGTATCTGTATGTGTATTGAAACATCCTTCATTACCAGCAGTAGAACCTTCATCTCTAAATACTGGGTAAGAAACTGAACTACCACAAGAACCACTATCTTGTACTACTCCGTTATTTAGTAAGTACCATACAACTGGTGTCGAAACACTAGCACTATATACTCCGTAATAAAGATTAGCAACAGAAAACGGTGATGTTAATTGTGGGTTATCGTAAATAGTATCACCTACTGATAAGTTATATGGATCTAAATTACCAGATATATATCCGTCATACTGCCATGAAGTATCTTGACAAGCATCAGCTGGTCCAAGACCGTAACTTGACATTGAAATATGAGTACCTGCATCACAATCTCCTATGTTAGTAACACCAGAAATTAAACTATACTGGAATGCTTTAGCAGGATTAACACCACTACTATCTGCAACACCATAATAATACCCATCAGATAATTCTGAAGTTAAACTAGCATTGCTATATATTCTATCTCCAACTTGAATATCGTCTACAGTACTAAAGTCTGTAGTATATCTAGCTACTGAAGTTGTTACAAAGCATTCATTACCATCAGTTAAGAATCCTTGGTTACTATAGAACTCAAATGAACCACTACAGTTAGGACCTTCAATAGAAATTAAACCAGTACTACTTACAGACCAAACTTCATCGTTTACTCCATCAGAAATTCTGTGGTATCTATTACCACCGTTAAATTGAGTGCTTAAACCAGTGTCTGTATAAATTCTTTGACCATATTCAGTCCAAGTATTCATCGGTTGACTACCTGTTACATAAACACTACCTGTAAATGATGCACCACATTGATTTTGATTTACATTACCAGGTGAAATATCTAAAGTAATCACGTTTGGAGGTGCTGTAGGTGACGGAGTAGGTGTTGGTGTTGGTGTACCAGTTACTGTAGGAGTAGGTGTTGCCGTAGGCGTACTTGTCGGTGTAGCAGTAGGTGTAGCTGTCGGTGATACTGTTGGGGTTGGAGTAGGTCCTATTGGTGTTTGAGTAGGAGTTGCAGTTGGTACAGGAGTTGCTGTTGGTGTTGGAGTAACGGTAGGTGTTAAAGTTGGAGTTGGTGTTAAACCTTGACAATCAGCATCACTTACACTTCCACTAACTTCAAAAGTACAACCGGTAAAGTCTAAACCTTCAAAATACTCTGGGTAAAGAGTAATAAGTTCAACAGCTACCGAATCTTTTTGTGAAAGGTTAAATCCTTTTATTTTGTTTATACGATAAAAAGTATCTTTTATAAAAATTCTATCGTTTATATTTATATCTTCGTATTCATACTGACCAAACTGTAAGTTCATAGTAACTTTTACAGCTTCATCCCAGTATAAACTTTCTATATATGTTTGCCAATAATTTTCGTAGTTATTTACACTATTTGCTAAATTGTTTGTAGAAGTAAAAGTAGTATATGTATTATTAAAGAGTAAATCCTTTGTTGTACCTGCAACTACCGGTAACTGTGAAACGTTAGCTATAGTAGCATAATTTCCTGTTAAAGAGTAAGCTCCCCCTCCTGTGGGACCAATATATATTGTTTTAGGTAAAGCATTAGTTACTTTGTACCCTATTCTTGGTTTAAAAGCAAATGAAGTAGCTTTGCTATTTTCAAATTTATATAAATGAGGAATAACAAAGTTTTCATTTAAGTCAAACTGAAAAGTACCATCTCCTGAAGTACCTGTACCTGTTGTGTTACTTATAAAAGGACCTCCTAAAACTGTTGGACCAAAGTAATCACCAATAGTATCCTCTCCTTGTGATATATTGTTATCTGCTAATACTCTTAAGGTGCCGTATTGATAATTAGGGTCTGATTCTAAAGCTGCTTTTGATATTCTATCACTATCTTTAGCATTTTGAAATAAAAGCTGTTTAGGTTGTTCGTCAATAGTATGATTTATAGCTATTCTTGTAGCAGTATCTAACTTATCTGTCCAATCTTTTATATCTCCACTTCTAATCCAATTATCAAACGTGTCAATACTAATAGTTTTTTGATTTCCTTTAACTGGAGTTAAAACTAAATTAAATTGTTCTATTAACCCATTAAGTACATCAATACTTTTGGTACTACCTCCAAACTGTAGGCCCATATTAACTGTAGCACCTATGGTTGCTTGAGGAGCATTGGTACATTCAAAATTAGCTCCAAAGAATACAGTAATATTACCTGGTGAACCACTATTAACAGTATAGGTAATTCTAACCCAAACATAATTTCCAGCACTTACATTTTTAGTACCACCAGCATTCATAAACACGGAGTTAAATCCGTAAGCCGATGTTAAATTAACTGTAGATGTACCTATCACACTTACAGAAGGAGAACTAACTGAAGAACCTTGTACAATTTCTAAAGTTATAGTTACATCACCTCCGGTAAAAGCAGTAGGGTTAAAAAAACTTATGTTAGTATCGAAAGTATGAATTCCACCTCCTGCTGAATAGTAAGCATCGTTTGCACCATCATAAACACTTTGAGGATCTGACACAACAGTGTCAAAAAGTATCTGCTGATTTGATGCACCTGTAGTAACAGTTTGATTTGTACTGTTATTAACATTTATTAATGGTAACTCTTGTGGTTCTCCTACAATACCTAATGCATCTTGAGCTTTTGGTAATATATATAAATTTCTAAAATCAGATCCTGTAACAAAACTACCTGTATAGTTAAATCCTGCTTGGTCGAATATCTTATTTAAAGTATCTTCAACTCTAACGGCAGGTATGAATTGTTTAACATTTAGAGGAGTTAAGACGTTATCTAAATAATTTCCTGAAGTAGTACCTGAAGGTAAAAAAGCTGGCCAAGGTAATTGTATTTGATCTGGGTTATCAAAGCCATAAAAAGCTAAAGGATAAAAAACTGAACCGGATAATAATCCATCTTGTTCCCAAGAACCTGTAATATTTGCATAAGTTAAACTATGATCTAAATCACTCCAATCACAATTTTTTATAAGTTTGTTTCCTAATACGTCATTAAACGTTACAACTTGATCTGTTATACGACATTTGTAAGTAGTATATCCTTGATCATCTGTTACTACCTCTAATAATTGAAACTGACCGTCTAATACTGTCTCTCCGTTTAGTATTATTCTACCTGGTATAGTGTTATAGAAAGCAGGTATGTCTTCGGCAGTTACTTTATATCCATGTTTGAAGAATTGGTTGTTATTTTTAGTACCTGGTAAGTCGAAAGTTTGAGAACCAACACCAAAAAACTTTCCTATGGCTTGATTTTCTACTGCAGAAATATCAACCCTAAGAGGGATGTCTGATTCTATATCTAAATCGTATACCGATCCGTCGTACTCGACTCTAACTAGTACATCTGCCATTTATCTACCTATTCTATTGTTAGCGTATTGGTATTGAATTTCGTATTGGAAATTCTTTTGTGCTCTTTTGTTAGTATTGTGTGTGTAACTTGCATTAGTTATCACAATTGGTATAAAATTATCTCCTTCTTGAACAAAAACTTCTGGTGATTCAAACATTTCACTCAACCATTCAGCTTCACTTTGATTTATAAAAGGAGTAGTTACGGTAAAATCATCAGTATATTGGATGTTATACCAATCTTTACCTCTTCTTTGTCCATTATAAGCACCAACTATACCTGAATAATTAACCATAGGTTTTGTTATTCCTTGTCTATCTGTGGATGTTACTTTTGATTTTGGTAAATTAAATCCGTAAAAATCCCAAAAGCCAAATTTGTTTATAAAAGCAAATCTTACTCTATCATAATTACAATTATCAGCTAATGTGTAAGTGAGTTCAGTTCCATCAACATCAACTACTATTTCGGTAAATTGATATGGAATACCAATATTTTTACTACCAATTGGAATTGTATTAAACCCTGCAGATAAACTAAACACTGATGGACTACCTGGGTTATAATCTACTGTGGCTGTAGTAGAAGAAGTAGTGTACAATGTAAGAGTTTCGTACTCATCATAAGTAATACTCAACCCTGTTGTTGGACGATTTGAAAGTACTGTTTGTGGCTGCCAGTTAAATGACTGTCCATTGTTAGGGTCTACTGTACCACCAAATACTTCGGCTACTCCTGGATTAACTGCTGGGTTTCCTGGATTACCGTTACCATCATATAAAGTAGTAGAAGAAGAAATACTTGTACCGTATTCTTCACCAAATAAAATATCAAAAGATTGTAAAGACTGTACTGGTGAGGAAACAGAAGATGCTTTCCAGTTTTGATCAAACTCAATATAATCAGAAAGTATTCTTGCAACATCAAACACACCAACAGCTTGTGGATTAGGGTATTGTTTTAGTCTGGCAAGTCTTTCACCACCTTGTTTGATATCCATTACAAACTGAAATTGTGGATTACCAGATAATGTACTCGATACTGTGTAAAGTAAATGAGTATAAGCTACGTTTGGATAGCTAGGTTGAGATGTTACTGATATTGCCATTACTTTTTAAATGTTTTATCAAACTGTTCGTCTAAATACTTTTCTATTTCTTTATCTACGTCTTTATCAAACCTTGTTTCTGCCCATGCATCATTAATAAATGGTTGGGCTGCCATTTTATATGTACCATCGTTTACGTACTGACCATAATAGATCATCTCTACGCCGGGTTTTACTTTCTCTCCTGCTATTTCTGCAAACGTCTTAATACTCTTCTTAAGCGTACCTGATCTATAAGGAGCGAGCTGTTTTAGATTCTTTTCAAAATCCTTTCCAAACTTTTCAATTGCCGATTGTAGATGTTTTATTGCCATATTGTTTAGGTAGCACTGTACCAATCTGTTATACGTAATTCACAATCATCTCCTAATCCATTTGGATTTCTTCGTACTGTACTGAAGATTGCTTTGAATATTATGTTCATTGGTACTTCATTTCCTTGTGGTCTTAAACTACCTGACCATCCATAAGCGTACTGTGTTCTACCTTCACCATCAGAAATATACTGTATTAATTTTCCTTCATCAGGGTAGGTACTTGAACCACTAAATGGTGCTCTATATACTGGATAGCCGGTACCAACTATTTCTTTAGTCATGTCTTGAATACTTGCATCTGAACCTGATACTATTCCAAATACTGCATGTACATCAAATCTAGAATCTGGGTTATTATTGTAATTAGCTACAAAGTTTCTTGCATTAGCAAGAGTTGTATCACTCCAATCTCCTCCTCCATAATGGTAACCCCAACCCCAAGAATGACCTTCAGGTAATAATGAACCGGTTACTAATTCTGTAGTTGGAGTACATACATCAGGTAACTTATAATCTGTATTACACACCGGTGTAGGAGCGCTTGTATAATAAGTTACTTTATTTGCTGTAGGCCAGTTAATATTTACACCATTAACATCTACTGAAGGTATGATTCTTTGAACTACATAACCTGTGTTTGTTATTGGCTGTACTTCTAACCATCCTTTTTGTGTTTGACTACCTGTAGTATAGTAGTAAGGTAACCATGCTGGTTGGAAACAACCTGGTACACTTAAACCAAATAAACTAGCCGAATCATATTTCTGTGTTAGGTTTTCATCAACCCATAAGAAACTATTAACTAAAGTAGCAGGTTCTGGTTGTTCAACACTAGTACACTCTTTGGTTAAATATAAAGAACTAGTAAAGTCTGTAAAATCAGTAAAAGGCCAATCTAACCTTAAACCTTCAACTCCATCGTTCATTTGTTGTCCACCAGATAGTGTGTTGGGTCCAATCCATTCATGTAATTGTGGACCAGCTACAAATATTTCCTGTACTTCTGGTACAATAGGTCTAAATGTTTCAATACCACCATACCATATTCTTTCTGTTAGTGTATCTCTTGCTCCAGCTCTATAGTAGTAGTTTGTATCTGGTGTAAGCCCATCAATACTTGCTGAGAAGATACTACCAGCA